CGCATCATCATTGCTAAAGTTTGGTGCTGGCTGTTCATCAACTGGCTTTGCAACATAGCCGTCCACTTGATCAGCATTGAATACGCAAAAACCTTTCAACAATGGCACCATGGCTTGCTCATCTGTTACCTTGTCGGTGATCATCACTTTATCGAAGAATAAAATATCGGTGCCTTTAGAGCCTTTACGCACCTTGCCGCCTAGCTTTTCCCATTGCTTGAATGTTGCCCATTGGTTGTTTTTGAAGCCGTGACGATAGGATGAAATAGCGGTCATAAAAATGTTTGTACCTTGGTATGGCTTGCCGCTCACTACATTGTGATGACAATTCCCGGCCTGTTCTTGCCATGGCTTTGTCCAATTGGTGCCGTGTTCATTCATTAGCTGCAAAACAACGTCTGTTACCATTTGATAACGATCTTTTTTTGTAAATGTTTTAGTCATCTTTTTATCTTTCTTTTGCTAGTTGTTTAGGCGTTTTGATAGTCCATGAAATTAAAAATAAAACCCAATGCAGTCCAGACGATTGTAAAAACCGCTAAAAAGCAGAGGCCAAGGCCGATCCAGAATTGAATTGTTGAAGCTAACCAGATCGACATAATGAGCAAACCGCCAAGGCCAAGGCCAACGCCACAAATAAATAGCGCTGAAAATAAAACCATGAAACGTTTTGCAATTGTTTTTGGATGTGCTTTGAACATTGTTTAATTCCTTTTTGCTAGTTGGTTGTGATAATATAGGCAAGTCTTTCCGCATTGTCAACACCTAATCACACTCTTTAATTATGTTTCGCAGAATGTCTCCTAGTGCGCCTTTGCAAGCGTCAACTGGCATAGCCCCGAAATACGAGGTGTCAGCGTGCCACCTATCAGAAACACGATACAAACCAACATCGTAATGTTGATGGTCAAAGATAAAAGATTTAGTTATTTCGTACATTGTTTAATTCCTTTTCGCATTGAGTTGTCTCCTTTTCTCGTAATGCCTCGACAAGCTCTAACGCTTGCATCAGTTCGCCATCGTTACCGTTAAGGGCTTCTTGGATCGCAAAGCTGATCCAGTCGAGCTTTTGGTAGCCGTTAAGATGTTCTATATCGTCGTTCATTTGTTTAATTCCTTTTTGCTAGTTGATGATGTGAATATAGGAAATACTTTCCGCATTGTCAACTCGCGCAATGTATTTTTTTTAAATTATTTTTACATGGCCTCAGCCCAGTATATATAATAAGGTAAGGTTTGCCGCATTTACTGTATACATTTAGTGTGGTATGAATCGGAAGTGCACAGCAAAAGCATTGATGGATTGGCGCGGCTGTTTGTTGCGTGGCTTTGTTTTGATTGTTTCGGGTTCATTTCGATTCACACACAACGCAACGGTGCATCATGCGCGGCACTGCATATCGCTAGCGCAACGCTAGGCCAGCGGGGCATATTGTAAGGCCGGCACGCCCGACACGCGCCGCCTCACTCTATATATGTTAAATGGTACGTTACAACACACAGCCGGAGGTTACATGGCTAGGTTCACGAACTTCAAGAAGGACGGTATTGCTAGGCTGGTAGGCGATGGCTTTAGCTTGGTACAGGCTTGTGAAGAGGTTGGTATTAGCCGTAGTGCTGTATATAAGGTTATGCGGCAGGATGAAGAGTATGATGCTGTTATTAGAGAGGCGCAGCGTCAGAGTGCTGAGAAGGCTTTAGAGGAGTTGGATGGTTTGTATGATGATGCTCTTCATAAGCGTAAGGATTATGATCCGCATGTGTTGAGGGATTATGCCAGTCATGTTCGCTGGAAGGTTAGTAAGGTGATACCTGAGAGGTTTGGTGAACAGAAGGCTAGGGCTGGGGTAGAAGTTACTGACGGTGCGGTGAAGATACTGTGGGAAAGTTGATACGACTGTGAAACAGGTACGCATCCCTTACAAGCCTAGAGAACTGCAGGCTGAGATGCACCAGAGTGTCAGGCGTTGGAATGTGCTTGTGATGCACAGACGCTTTGGTAAGACAGTCTGGGCTGTAAATCATTTAATTAAACATTGTCTGACTTGTGAGTTGCCACGGCCTAGAGTTGCTTTCGTGGCTCCCACTTTTACACAAGCCAAGCGTATTGCGTGGGATTATGTGAAATATTATGCGTCTGTTATCCCCGGCGTGAACTTTAATGAAACTGAATTAAGAGTTGACTTCCCTAATGGCGGTAGGCTGATGCTGCTGTCTGCTGAAAATCCTGACAGCTTGCGTGGCATCTATCTTGATCTTTGTGTGTTTGATGAGTTTGGGATGCAGAACCCGAGGGTATGGGGGGAAGTTGTTAGACCGGCACTATCGGATAGAGAGGGTGCGGCTGTATTTCTAGGCACCCCAGCAGGACATAATCATTTTTATGATTTACTGGAAACTGCCAAGTTAGAAACAGACAATGGATCTGACCAATGGTACTGGAAGATAGTCAAAGCATCTGAGAGTGGTCTGGTCAAGGATGAAGAGTTAGAAGCTGCACAGTCGCAAATGACACTAGAACAGTATGAGCAAGAATATGAGTGTTCATTTACAGCAGCTATCATTGGTGCTTATTATGGCAAACTGCTGACAGATGCAGAAGATAACGGCAGAATTACCAGAGTGCCGTATGACCCAGCCTACCCTGTGCATACTGCGTGGGATCTGGGGATAAATGATTCAACAGCTATCTGGTTTGCCCAGATATTTAGGAGTGGAGCAGTAAATGTTATTGATTACTATGAAAGCAGCGGTGTTGGCTTGGATCACTACGCTGAGATCCTACGTCAAAAAGATTACCACTGGGGCGACCACCTCGCCCCCCACGACATCGAAGTCAGGGAAATCGGATCGGGGAAAAGCCGCCTCGAAACGGCGTTCAGCCTCGGCATCAGGTTCAAAGTCATCCCGAAAATGAAAGTTGCCGATGGCATTAACGCTGCTAGAGTGCTAATGCCTAAATGCCACTTTGACAGGGATAAATGTGGTGAAGGCGTAGAAATGCTAAAACAATACAGGCAGGAGTGGGATGAACGTAGAAAAATGTTTAGGGACCATCCAAGGCACGATTTTACGTCTCATGCTGCGGATGCGTTTAGGTATCTGGCTGTTGGGCTGGAGAATAGACAAGCTATGGTTCGGCCTCCGCAGAAAATGGCCGTTAATGAGTATAATCCGTTTACTTTGTAAAAATGATAAAAAGCAGGGACATAGAAGATATAGTATATTTAATAAGAGAAAGTGATTATCATAATTGGTGGGGTAAACAATATTTTATAGATTTAATAAAGGTGCCGTATTCTTTAAATCAATATGTTATTGTTAGGAAAAATAATAAACCTGTGTGTTTTGCAACGTGGGCATTCCCGAATGAAGAGCAAATTATAGACTATTTGACTGATTTAAAATTCTCTACAGAAGGGTTTGATTCAAATGGGAAAACACCTTGGATTATTGACTTTATATCTGTCGGAGGTATTCGTAACACAACAACAGGTTTTAGAGTTGTTAAAAATGTGTTATCAAGTAAGGGGTATAAACAGTTTGTATGGTTTAGAACCCAAACACAAAAACTTGGCTTTCATAAATGGGGTTAATTATGGGTGGGGTTGTTAGAACTTTTAAAAAAGCTGCAAAACAAGCTACAAAAGGTTTAGGCGATATTATTGAAATAGGTATTGAAAAACCTGTTAAAAAGATCGGTAAAGAAAAATTTGATATTCTTACAGGCTCTACAGACGAAGAACGCAGAGCATTGCTTTATGGGGAATTCCCCGAACCTGAATATACACCAGAGGTAACGCCGGAAATTGTGCCTGATGATGAGACAATTTTGGGGAAAAGAAGACGTACAAAATATGCAAAAAAACTTGGTGGTGCTGGCACTATAATGGAAGAGTATGGTGTGGCCTATGCAAAGCCTATTGATAAAGCCCCAACAGGAGGTGTGTAATGTCATTTTTAAAACCTAAAATAAATATACCACCACCTCCACCTCCTCCTCCTCCTCCGGCAGAAGCAGGTGAAGAAGATACTGAAAGAGCCGCTATGCTTGCGGAAGAAGATATGAAAAAGCAAAGAAAGAAAAAAGGCTCAAAATCAACTATTGTTGCTGGTGCATTAATGGACGATTCTGCGTCTGCAAATCAATCTGGCGGTAAACCGACTATTTTGGGGTAGGCTATGGAATCTTATATTAAAAGTCTTGTCGATAGGTACGAACATATTAAAACCCAGCGTGATAACTGGAATAGTCATTATCAGGAATTGGCTGACTATATGCTTCCAAGAAAAGCGGATGTTGTCAAAAGTCGCTCAAAAGGCGACAAACGCATGGAGCTTATTTTTGATGGCACAGCATTGCAGTCTGTTGATCTTTTGTCTTCTAGTTTGCATGGCATGTTGACTAGTGGCGCAACTCCTTGGTTTCACTTAGATCTTAAAGATGAAGAAATAGGCCGTGATGACGATGTTCGTGAGTGGCTACAAGACACTAGCCTCCGTATGATGAGAGCTTTTAATCAATCAAATTTTGAAACAGAAGTACATGAAATGTATGTTGACCTTGTTGTATTTGGCACAGGTTGCATGTTTATTGAAATGGAAGACAATGATTTGCGTTTTAGTACGCGACACATATCCGAATTTTACGTTCAGGAAAACCAGTTTGGGATTGTTGATACTGTTTTTAGATCATATAAGTCGCCTGTCCGACAGGTAGCACAAAGGTTTGGGCTAGAAAACGTAACAGATTATATTTCTAAAAAATTTAAAGACACGCCAGATGAAGAAGTAGAAATACTGCATGTGGTTATACCAAGAGAAGAAAGAGATAAATCAAAAATTGACAATAAAAACATGCCTTATGCTTCAATATACATTGATATGCAGTCGTCTGTCATGTTGTCTGAAAGCGGTTTCCAAGAGTTTCCTTATATTGTCCCACGATTTTTGAAAGCGACTGGGGAAATAATGGGGCGTTCTCCTGCAATGATTGCGTTGCCTGATGTCAAGATGCTGAACCTGATGTCTAAAACAATCATACAAGCTGCTCAAAAGCAAATAGATCCTCCATTGCTTGTCCCTGATGATGGGTTCCTTTTGCCCATTAGAACGCAGCCGGGGGGATTAAACTTTTTTAGAAGCGGAACAAGAGATACAATTACACCACTAAACACAGGCGCAAACATTCCTATTGGTTTAAACATGGAGGAACAGCGTAGAACTGCTATTAGGTCTGCTTTTTTTATTGACCAGTTACTTACAGGCGGTACGCCTAACATGACTGCTACAGAAATCATACAGCGTCAAGAAGAGCGTATGAGAGTTATTGGGCCTGTGCTTGGTAGATTAATGAATGAAATGCTGAGACCTTTAATTGATCGTGTTTTTTCTTTGATGTTAAGGGCTGATATGATTCAACAAGCACCAGAAATATTACAAGGTCGTAACGTAGACATAGAGTATGTGTCCCCACTAGCTAGAGCACAAAAATCAAGTAGCCTTAATAGCACCATGAAAGCGTTAGAAATACTAATGCCGCTTGCTCAAATGCTTCCTGTTGGAGATCACATAGATCCAGATGGGTTAGTTAAGCACGTTACTGAATCGCTTGGTGTTCCTAAAACTACATTAAGATCATCAGCGGAAATCCAAGAAACTAGACAAGCTAGGGCAGAAGCAGAACAAAAACAAATGCAAGCTATGGAAGACACACAAGATGTGCAAAACGTAGCACAAATAGCACAAGCAAGTAGAATGATAAGCAAGTGAACAAAGAAATAGAAAAGTTAAAAGACCTTTACAAACAAACGTTTAACACGGATAGCGGTAGTAAAGTCTTAACTGATTTAGAGTCTAGGTGTAATTTTAGAACGCCTAGTTATGTTGCTGGCGATGCTAATGCAACAGCTTATGAAGAGGGCAAAAGAGCAGTCATTCTTCACATTTGTAACATGATGAGAGAGGAGTCATAATGTCATTAGAAAAC